GGTCAGATTTAGACATGGTGTATATCCTCGTTAGTCGTTAAATGTGGTGTACATGTACAACTATAGACGTATACATAGATAATGCTAGTACCGTCTGTCGGAAACTTACAAGCCATTGATATATAACGTGTTTTATGTTGAGTGGCTACCTGTAAAGACTAAGCGCCCCTTGTGTATCCTGTTACGGCTCTGGACACTCTGCCAGCGAGTATCGAAGTACGGATGAGAATGATTCTCATTAGCATTTATAAATGATACGTTATAACATAACATACCTACCCCCTCGATCTTTTTTAAATGATACGATATAACATCACATGAGGGTACATACCCGACACACACACAAAGCCAAATGAGACTCACTCAACTATGTAAATGCTAATGCAAATGAGAATGATTCGTATTTAGATTCTCACTAGGCTCGACAGACAGGGGGGGAGGGCTACGCAGACTAGCTAGTTAGGGGGGTAGCTAACAGATACAAAAAAAAGGTAATTAAAATAGGTACAATACTGCATATATTAATAAAAAATAGTAAGAAGAATGTACATTTAGAATCAATAAGTTAGGATATGGTCTGGATAATGCTCATTTAGAACTAAATAGTAGGTGTCCCCTACAAAAAAAGTCTCCGAGTAGTACTAACCTATGCAAATAATGCTTGACAAATACCTCAAAGTATGATATAATACTGCTCTACTATGTAGACTAAGAACAAACTATAATTATTATTACTATTATCCCTCGTCTTTAACTACATAGTATTAATTAATAACATAAAGGATAATCATTTGACCCTTGAAGATAAACCTGTAAAAAGAAAAAGAGGAAGACCACGTAAAACAGACGTTGAAGCAAAGAAGAAACGTGGTGTTGTTGGTAGACCTCCAGGTGAAGCTGCAAGAATCAAAGAGTTTCATGCACGATTGTTAGCAACTAGTGGTGAAACAGTAATAAATACTATCATCAAGAAGGCATTAGATGATGAAGACAAAGATCAGGTAGCATGTTTAAAGATGTGTATTGATCGTGTGCTACCAATGTCCTACTTTGAAAAAGGTAAGGACGCAGGAAGAGGTAATGTTAACATACAAATATCAATGGTAGGTGATAAGAAGGCTGAAGTAGTAGAAGAAGTCACTGATGTGGAGTTTGAGACCGTAGATGTCAGACCTGAAGATTAGTTTACTACCCTGGCAACAGGAGGTCTGGACAGATGACTCAAGATTTAAAGTCATAGCTGCTGGTCGTAGGACAGGTAAGAGTATGTTAGCAGCGTGGAGACTAATTGTCTCTGCGTTAGAAGCAAAGAAGGGTCATGTGTGGTATATAGCCCCTACGCAGCAACAGGCTAGGGACATTATGTGGCAACAGCTACTGGAGTTAGGTCATCCAGTTATAGCCAGTAGTCACATAAACAATATGCAGATCACATTGATTAATGGTTCTGTTGTATCTTTAAAGGGAGCAGACAGACCAGAGACAATGCGAGGTGTAGCTTTAAAGTTTGTTGTACTCGATGAGTATGCAGATATTAAACCTACAGTGTTCGAGCAGATTCTTAGACCAGCGTTAGCTGACTTGAAGGGTCACTGTATATTTATTGGTACACCGAAGGGACGTAACCACTTCTACGACATCTACAAGATGGGACAGAGTGGTAAGCCAGAGACTAAAGACTGGAAGTCCTGGCACTTTACTAGCTTTGATAACCCATTGCTAGATAAAGACGAGATTGAAGTAGCAAAGAACACCATGTCTACGTTCGCATACAGACAGGAGTTCATGGCTAGTTTTGAAGCACCACAGTCGGAGATATTTAAAGAAGACTGGGTGGTAGTAAAGGATAAAGACGATGAGCCAGAGTATGGTACTTACTACATGGCTGTTGACTTGGCAGGTTTTGAGAACGTATCAAAGCAAGCCAGTAACAAGAAGAAGTACCTAGACCAAACGTCTATAGCTATTGTCAAGGTAGGTGATGACAATAAATGGTGGGTAGATAAGGTTGATGCAGGAAGGTGGGATATTAAAGAAGTATGCGAGAGAATCCTAAAGCATGTCCGATTATACGACATTCAAGTAATTGGAATAGAAAAAGGTTCTCTAATGAGAGCAGTGCTGCCTTACTTAACAGAGATGATGTTAAAGCAAGGAGTGTATCCCAGAATAGAAGAAATAGCACTAGGCAATAAAAGTAAGATAGACAGAGTTGTGGGTGCTTTACAAGGCAGGTTTGAACATAAGCAGGTAGAACTCTGTGATGGTGACTGGGTAAGAGAGTTTAAAGATGAACTACTAAACTTTCCTACTACAGGTGTACATGATGACATGGTTGACTCAGTGAGTTTAATTGCTCACATAGCTAATGCAGCAGTGTACTTTGATGACTACGAAGATGATTACGAACCCTTAGACATAATATCAGGATACTAATATGGCTGAACAATATCAAGAAACAGACTTTAACTCAGAGGAAGAAGAAGTAACTCAGAGTGATAGGGAGCTAGTAGCTTTCGTAGTTGACCACTGTGACAAGTGGAGAGACTGGAGGGATACTAATTATGAAACCAAGTGGGATGAATATGAAAGGATTTATTATGGAATTTGGTCCGCAGAAGATCGTACGAGGGATAGTGAACGTAGTAAAATCATTAGTCCTGCCACCCGTCAAGCTGTTGATAACAGGGTTGCAGAAACTATGGAAGGTTTTGCTGGATCAGGCAAACTGTTTGAAGTAACTGATGATGGTTTAGATCAGGAAAGAACTGATGTTGAAATAATGCAAGCTCTTCTGTTAGAAGATACACATAACAATGCGTACATTAATAATGTATCATCTATTGTTAAACTAGCAGAAATATATGGTACTGGTGTAGGTGAGGTTTTAGTTAAGACTGAGATGGAACGTATACCTACAACACAGCAAATGCCTGGAGAACAAGGTATGGCTGCTGTTGGTGTTACCGAGCAAGAAAAGGTTGTAGTAAAAGTCAAGCCTGTTAATCCTAGAAACTTACTGATTGATCCTAATGCTGACGCTATTGATGACTCAATGGGTGTTGCAGTAGAAGAGTACGTCAGTATGTATCAGATTGTTCAAGGTATTGAGTCTGGTGTTTACCGTAAGGTAGATGTTGAACCTCACTACGAAGGAGACGATTTAGATCCTAGTCATGTTGAGGCTACTACTTATGAAGATGATAAGGTTAAGATCATACGTTACTATGGTCTAGTACCACAGGAATACCTAGAAGAAGTAGAAGAAGAAGGTGAAGAGGTTGTAGACTTATTCCCTGATGAATCATCTGCAGACCGTCTATCTGGTTTAGTAGAAGCAATTGTTGTTATTGCTAATGACGGCACACTACTAAAAGCAGAACGTAGTCCGTATATGATGGAAGACAGACCTATCATTGCATATAGACCTGAGGTACGTCCAGGACGCTTCTATGGCGTTGGAACGGTTGAGAAGGGGTACAATATGCAGAAAGCTATTGATGCCCAGCTACGCTCTCATATGGACTCTCTGGCGTTAACTACTGCGCCTATGATGGGTATCGATGCAACAAGATTACCGAGAGGTATGAAGTTTGAGGTTAGACCTGGTAAAAACATTCTAACTAATGGCAATCCTGCAGAAATCTTACAACCGTTTAAATTCGGAAGTACGGATGCTTCTAACTATGAAACAGCAAAAGGTTTTGAAGCAATGCTGCTGCAAGCAACAGGCACACTAGACTCGGCAGAGTTGGTCAAGAGTGCAGCAGGAGGTGGAGGGCAAAACAACGGTATGGGTATGTCGTTAGCTATGTCTGCTATTGTCAAGAAGAATAGAGTGGCAATGGCATCGTTTCAGGATGACTTCATCATACCAATGGTCAAGAAGGTTGCGTATCGTTATATGCAGTTTGATCCTGACCGTTACCCAATGCAAGACTTTAAGTTTACTACGTTGTCTTCTATTGGTGCTATTGCTAAAGAACACGAACAGCAACAACTTATTGGTTTAATGCAGACGCTCGGACCTGACTCACCTATTGTTCCTATTATCCTAAGAAGTATTATTTCTACTTCTAGTTTAGTAAACAAAGAAGAACTAATGATGCAGTTAGATCAAATGTCTCAACCTGATCCACAAGCTCAAGAGATGCAACAACAAGCACAACAGCTACAGATGAGTCTAGTACAAGCTCAGGCTAATGAGTTGAATGCTAGAGCACAAGAGTCTGCTGCTGATGCACAAGAAGCACAGGCTAGAGCACAGAAACTATTAGTAGAAGCATCGTTACTTGATGATAAAGTTAAAGCTGATTTAGTTAGAAGCCTATCAGCTAATATCAATACTCGTGATA